TATATACTTTTACAAAGGAACAATTAAGAAGCTCTTCTACTGTGTAAAAGAATTTGATCGTATGCCTCAACGGAATGAGGAACTAGATGAGCAGTACTCAAATAACGACTAAATGGAATTAATTAGACACTCAAAAAACATCCACGAACTAAAGATAAATGGAACTAAAGTTAAACTCGCTATGTTTAGCGATATCCACTGGGACAATCCTAAGTGCGATTGGAAACTACTTAAGAGAGATTTAGATTATTGCCTTAAAGAATCTATTCCGATGATGTTTAACGGGGATACCTTCTGCCTTATGCAGGGGAAATGGGACCCAAGGGGGACAAAATCTGATATCCGTCCTGAGCATAACAACGTTCGCTACCTAGATTCTATCATAGAAACAGCTGTAGATTTCTTTACTCCATACGCACACCTAATTACCGTTGTCGGATATGGCAACCACGAAACCGCAATACTTAAACGCCATGAGACAGATGTACTTCAGCGCTTTGTTGACCTTCTTAATTACAAAAACCATACTAACGTACAGACCGGAGGATATGGTGGGTGGCTAGTGGTTAAACAGGAGCCTAGAGCTAACAATAGAGTATCTACCAAGATCAAATATTTTCATGGCTCGGGAGGAGGGGGTATAGTGACCCGTGGTGAGATCAATTTGACTAGAGCCCTAGAGATGTATGAGGATTTTGAGGTCTTTTCGATGGGACATATCCACGAGAATAAATGCACTAACATAGTGCGTGATACCATTGATCATACTATAGCAAATGGTTGGGTTAATAAGCATCAGCAGGTACATATGATGATTACCGGTACCTACAAAGAAGAGTACGGTGACGGTAGCAAGGGGTGGCACATAGAACGAGGTGCCCCTGCCAAACCTGTAGGCGGAAGAATCCTTATTATAGATACTAAAAGAACCATAGATAAAAAGAATAACACTGATCGCACAGAAAAATTAGTAGATAGTTGTAAGTTTCCATTATAATTATTATATTTGAACTCTTGTTTTTTGTTTGTATACTGTTTGTTTTGATTGGAAAGGGGTTTCGGCCCCTTTTTTCGTATACAAATAATTTTTATCTTTGACAAAACATTGATTATGAAAGGAGATAAATACTGGGCATCAAATCCCAAGAAGAATGGTAGCTACTTAGGCCAAGGTCGAGTAGAGGGCCGTCCGGCATCAACCAATAGTCTTAAGGAAGATATGTCTTGCGCTTGTAAACCTGGATTTAAGTTGATGTACAAAAATACCAAGGATAAAAAATACTGTGATTAATTAAATTTAGTGTTATGAAAACGATGATGAAAAAGAAAATCGGAAAAGCTATTGAGAAAGCAATGGCTAAAGGCGAAGCTAAAATGGAAAAAATGCCTAAGGGTAAATCCACTAAGCCTGCTATGAAAAAAGGAATGAAAAACTATTAATTCTTAAGTGATGAGTATTAAAGCAAAACTAGCTGCTGCTGTACAGCGTGCAAATGAGGATCCTAAGAAAGTGAATACTATTAAAAAAGGGTATAACACTTATCCTAAAATGCAAAACACAATTAAAAAAATTGAAAAAAGAGAAGGAACAATGAGCTCTATGCCTACATTACGTCCTACTTCTGTTTCTGTTTCTGCTGAAAAAAGAACAGCTGCGCCTCTAGCTGGTCAGGCTCCTATGGGCAAAACTAAGAGACGAGTATAATTTAAAACTGCTATATGCGTCAAACTAAAGACGGTGTAGCTCGAAGGCCAATACTTACCACAGACTGGAAGCCTAACCATGCTGAATTCGATTATCCAAAACCATTCGTGGATTGGATTGACAGCATAAACAGCGGTTGGCAGAATAAAGTAAGTTTCAAGCCTTTCGATCTGTACTGCGAACAAGCCAGACTTTGGCTAGAAGATGATACCCTCATTACAGACTTTGTAAATGAAGAGGATCAATACAATTGGTTAGCAACCGAGATACAGAAATGTAACGACAACACACTCTACTTCTGTAATAAATACGGATTCATTAAGGAAGATAAGTCCGAGAACGGTATGCTCCGCTACCAAGCATGGGATGCACAGAAGGTTCTTCTATTCCTATTTGACTGCGGATACTCAATGATGATTGGTAAAGCCCGACAAATTGGTTTTACCACAACCATGTGTCTTGCAGGTATGAAGCGTGTAAACCTCAACAAATCCTACTTCATTAAATTCGTTACCCACTCCAAGGATAAGGGTGTCGAGATCTTCCGAGATAAAGTAAAGTGGACATACACTAAAATTCCTGATTACATAGCTCAGGACGTTAGAAACTGGACAGACCAAGTAATGTCATTCGATAAGAAGGGTGAGAAGAAAGGTCGTGACGAAGGTGGTGCATCACGCTTTCAGGTAGATAGTCCTCAGGTAGATGCAATCAACGGTGGTTCACCATCAGCAGTATTCATCGATGAGATTGGTCTATTCGACATATTCGGTGAGATGATGCGTGAAGGTCGACCTGCCTTATTTAAGTACAACCCTGAAACAGGCAAAATGACCATGCAGCAACAGTTTATTGCATGGGGTACAGGAGGCGAAATGGACAAAGGTGGATCAGTATTCGAAGCCGAGTTCAAAATGTGTCTCAGTCAGTGGAGGGATAAAAACTTTGAGTATGGAATCATACCATTATTCTTTAACGCTTACGCCCGTAGGGGGGTCACAGACCAACACATTGCCAATGAACGCAAAGCGTACCTGGCACTTGAGGGAACCAAAAAAGGAGAAGTCGCAAAAGTCCAGTTCCACCAACATTATCCTATCACAATTGACGATATGTTCCTCCGAAAAGCGAGAACACTCGTTCCGATTCATTACTGTAACCAAAGATTAAGCGAGATATACGGTAAAGATGTGCCTATCGAGTACGGATACTTCGAACCTATTATGGACATGAGCCAACCTACGCCAGATTTGATTACAGAATACCGTATAACAGGGGCTAGATGGATAAACACCTCAGGTAGAGAAGACGTATCCACCACAGCAATGGTTGTACATCATCCACCTAACAACGAAGTGTGGAAGAACAGATGGTACCAAGGTACTGACCCCATCAACTCCGAGACAGGACACTCCATGATGTGTAGTGCCATATGGGATTCACTGACTAATACCGTAGCTTCCGTAGTATTCCACCGTGATCGCAAGTTTAAATACACCTACCTACAGGTACTACTGCAAAGTTTGTACTACGATCAGCAACGTAGAGGTGGTATAAAAGAACTTGTAGAGAATAACATTGGTGATATGCACGTAGATTTTCAAGAAATTCACGGTTTCAAGACAAAATTTACTGCTAACACTCAACTACCGGAATACTTTCAGACTTATGGTGGGAAATGGTTCGGCATTTCCAATAAAGCTAATACGGCACCGAGAATTATTGCGAAAGTCGAGGAAATGATTGATGCCTATGGCATCAATATAGACGTTCCCTGGCTGTGGGAGCAGCTCAAGACATTTGTAGAAAAGGATTTGAAGAGCTCAACTAGTCATAGACAGACTCGTTACCAAGCAGCGGATACTCGATACGATTATGATGATGCCATCTTTGCTATTGCCTTTGCATATATAAACGCTCAGGCGCATACTAGATATGACCCGGAGAATATCAAGTCTCAGGATAAGGAAACGCACGTGGTGACAAAATATGTTCAATCTAAGGAAACTAACTTCCGTATGAAGCTTGCTAAGGTAGACAAACGTACCGGACGCATCTTAAAGATACTCAATTAGAATAGTATTATCTTTGTCTATAAATTAATTAATTATGGCTATTCAACAACGATCACAATTAAAAGGATTTGGTCAAAGCACTAATGAAAAATATATTGTAGAAGATATCAATGATATTATCACCGAGCTTAATACAGGTGGTGGACAACAAGTTCTTGGTACTAGTATTTGGGCTAACGGTTTTACCATCGTTGGTGCAATTACAGAAGATATTACCTTGCCAGCAGGAGTAACTGTAAACTATACAGGTCCGCTTCTTATGTCAGGTACATTAACCGTTCCGACTGGAACAACATTAAATATTTTATAATCTTAAAAAAAAATTATGAGTCAGATTAACGTAAATGTCCTAGCTCCTTTAGGATATACAGGTGTTGAAGTAGGAAATAATGATTATGTACAGCTTCTTGACGGAAGTGGTACTTGTGTGTTTAAATCATCTACACTTGGCAATAGTGTAAAAGCAGGTGGTGAAAATCCTCCTGCTGATATAGTAACAGGTGTTTATATTGGAAGATTTGCAGGTAGTCAAATGAATTATATGGGCCCCGGTCCTGATGTAGCTATTGGTAATAACGCATTAGAATCAGCTGCTTGGGCTTGCTCTAACGTAGCCGTTGGTTCATTTGCACTTCAAGATTGTGCAGGTATAGGGACTACAGGTATTTATAACACTGCGGTTGGTTCATCAGCAGGATTAAATATTACAGATGGTAGCAATAATACTATAATTGGTAATTTTTCAGCTTCAAACCTAACTACAGGTAATAATAATACAGTTATAGGTAGTAATGCAACTACAGCTGCAGCTACTACAAACAACTCTGTAACACTAGGCAATACATCTATTACTGCATTACGTTGTGCTGTTACATCAATCACATCACTTTCTGACGCACGTGACAAGAAAGAAGTTGAAGATTTGAACGTAGGTCTTGAGTTTATTGACGGTCTTCGCCCTGTTAAGTTTGTGTGGGACGATAGAAACGAGCAAGGTAAGCATGACATTGCTGACTTTGGTTTCATCGCACAGGACTTGAAAGCTGCTGAAGATGCAGTAGATATGGCTGACGTACTTAAGTTGGTATATGATGAGAACCCTGAGAAACTTGAGGCTTCTTACGGTAAGTTAATTCCAATCTTAGTTAAGGCTGTACAAGAATTGTCTGCTGAAGTAAAAACTCTTAAATCTAAATAAAATGTCTATTCAACAACGATCACAATTAAAAGGATTTGGTCAAAGCACTAATGAAAAATATATTGTAGAGGATATTAATGATATTGTTTCATATGTTAATGAACTTACACCTACATTTTACGTTAATCCACATGGGGGAGCTGTAATTGGACCAAATGTTGGAACTTTAGAGATTTCAGAATCAATTTTAATTCCTGCTAATACATTGGCAACAGACCCTGCAATAATTGAGTTGTTATTTAGAATTGAAAAAAATGATTCAGCAACAACAGGATTTAGTTGCAATATTTACAAAAACACAGCTAATTCTTTAGTTGGTGCATCACTATTAGGAACCGTTGTTACAAGTGCTCTAAGTAAAACATACGCAACAAATGTTAACAGAACAATTTTATTTAAAAATTCTCAGTTACAAGTAATTGATTCATCATTTGCAATAATTGATGACTTTGTTGCAACAACAGGTGGCCCTGTTAGTACTATAGCTTTAAACTCAACTTATGATAATTATATAATTATTGCAGTTGGTGCTTCATCTTTAACATCTACATCTCAAGTTACACTAGCTAAATTAAACATCAATGCTTAATATTTTAAAAATAGAAAATGGTTTTGAAATGAATTCAGAATCATATATTTTTGACGGCGATGCTGTTAAAATTAATGCAACTCAAGCTCATATTCCAACTAATAAAGGAATTATTTTTTTAGATACGTCAGTAACAATTAATGAACAATCATTTGAAAATATTCAAGATTTGATTGATTATCTAATATCTTAAAAGATTAATTATTAAAAATTATAACGAACTAGGTCTTTATCTAGGCCTAGTTTTTTATTCTCCCAAACTATTCCCTGTTTGTTATTGATAGGCATATGGTACTGATCCATAATCAAAAAGAATAATTTCATTTCTTTCTTGTTTAGCATCTTAAATGACATATGTCTATACTTAGGCATATCTTCAAATACGCCTTTATTCATATTGATCCAATATAGATGATATTCGGGTTTTTTACGCTGATGTTCGAAGGCAGGATAGATGTAAGACTTTATGATAAAGTGCTGAGTTCCGTTATCTAGGATTTGTTGTAGCTTGTTGCTAGAGTATGCACTTGAGGTGCTCATATTGAATTCCAAATTAGGTCTACTTCCTGTTCCATGCCGGCTGTTTTAATGACTTTGTAGTTGTCATTTTCTGCATTTAACCAACAAATATAGGAATTACCTAATTTAATTTGACATTCCGTCTCAATTATTTTTTTATATATGCCTAATTGTAAGCTGTATGTGTTATATTCACAGTCATCTAAATGCTGTAATCCATTTCGCATTTTATTCTTAAACGGACTGCTAGTTTCAATCTTCTTGCTAGTCTTATAATCCCAAATCTGTAGTTCTTTAGCTTTTACGTTCCAGAATAACTTATCAATCATTCCACATAGACGCTTATCAAAACTTCCTATAACGAACTCTAGCTTAACAGGAATCAACTTATTCTTAGTGTCTTGATAGAAGTTGTCTACGTAGGTTAAAAGCTGCATAGGTGGGTCATATTCGTACCAATGAGGTATATATGCCTTCTGAAGAAACTTCATCTCAGCGTATTTATGAACTTCAGTTCCTATGGTTCCGGATTTCTCACGTATCTGATCCCAATTCTTAAGAACATCAATAAGTTCCATCCCGTGCTTCTTAGCATATTTGCCTGCAATTAGGACATCGTCAAAGATATGTTTGTAGTCTTTGAGTAGAGTAGTTACTGATTTACACTCGTAACCATTGTAGGTATACTTGTGCTCGTCTTCATGGAAAACGATATCAGTGAATTTATTTAGTTGCTCCTGTAACAAAACTAATCTAATACCGTAACAGCAAGTGACTCCATTAACTCTTCAAACGCAGCTTCAGCATTATCATCATCCTCAGTCTGAGGTCTGAACCTAGCAGCTAAAAAGTATTTGTACTTACTTCCTTCAGGAAATGGAACTTCCTCAAGTTGAAAGCCTAGAGCCATGTGATGCTTTACAAGCTTTACAACTTTGGTTACGGTGTACGTTGTGCCTTTCTCGATCCATGGGCCTACGTAGTCAGCAGGTCTTCCCTTGTCGTTAATGCAAATTGCTTTTAATGTTTCCATAATGATAAAAAAAGGCCCCCACTGTGTGTGAGTTGGGAAGGGATGCGAGGGCCTTAAGTTGATTAACCTCTAAAAACTTTGTATGCTGATTCCCTAAACTCACAGGACAAATCTATGGACTATTTTTTAATCCGCAAAATATTTGACGAAAAAATTAAAAAAAGAAAAAGAAAAATAAGAAAAGAGAAAAAGAAAAAAAGAAGCAAAAAAAGAAAAAGAGAAAAGAAAAGATTAACTATATATTCGTATATACTACGTATATACTCACATATACTTAATCAAAAAGAAAAAGAAAAAAACCCAAACCCAAAATTTTTTATTGATTTTTTGTTTTATATTTGCCGAGTACTATGCACGGTGCATGGTTATTTTTTAACCACACAGACATTTGTCGGTGTATAATTTAATTTAAAATGGCTATTACATTTAAACTTCCAGTAATCAATGCTGATTCTGCATTGTTACTAAACACTCCGGTTGCAGCTACTGACGTAGTTCTTGCTTCTGGTCGCTTAACAATCAAAGATGAGTCTGGTGCTAACGCATTGATCATCAAAGCTTCTGACCTTCTTAACTTCCGCTACACTGCTGGTACTGCTGGTACTGCTAACGTAGTTGATGTTCAGTTGTCTGCTGCTACTTTGGTTGCTAACGGACTTTACGCATTGACTGTTTCTGCTCCTTACGCTCAAGCTTTCTTCAGTGGTGGTGTTGAAACTAACGCAACTTTCCAAGCTCGTACTTACACTGTTGGTGTAGATGCTACTCCTACTGCTGCTGAGTTAGCTACTGCTTTTGCTTCTGAGATTAATGCTGATATCAACGCTTATTTTTCTGCTGTTGTTACAGGTTCTACAACTGTTCGTATCACAGCTGACAACGCTGGTTTTGGTGCATTGAACGTAGTTGCTCCTGTAGGTGCTACTGTGACTGATTCTACTGCATGGGTTTCTCCTGCTGGTACTCCATCACAAGTTCTTGCTCAAATCAACAACGCTGGTTTGGTTACTGCTGCTCTTTACCAAACTTACATGATCACTTACCGTAAAGCTATCCGTAGCAACATCGTAAATGGTCTTGAGGTTTACAAGCCTGCTGTTGCCTTGGTATACTTGAACGCTGCTGATGCTGGTGCTGCTGCAACTGTTACAAAATTGACTTCAATCTTGAACGGTTCTTACACACCTGTAGCTGACTTCTTGGGTTGCCCAGCTGTATAATTAAAATTTAATTATCTTTGTAGGGTAGGCATTAAATTGTCTACCCTATTTTTTTATTACTTTTATGGCTGAAAAAGAAGTTGAATTAGTTCTATTCGGTTTAGAAACAGAAAACGATCTGAGGTTAGAGTACCCTGAGTTAGCTGAGATAGACGAATTTAAAGGATTAAAAGCAAAAGAGGTAAGACTTAGTTGGTTGCTCGGAAATAGAACAAGTCCGATTTACAGATTAAGCAAAAAGGATCGGTTATCAAAAGC